CTCTTGCGGGGAGAGCGCTTTGATGGCGCTGCTTGGGAGGTATCTTTCCCCTGTAGCCTTCGGTCCTTGCGTAGAAGGTTTGCCACTTTTAGTTCTCCACTTTTGTTGCGTCCATGCTTTCAGACTTTGCTGCGGCTTTTTCAAGTTCGACATATCGTTCTCTTTGCCTAATCTTCCTAAAGTCTTCGGCTGTACTAATTAACCAGTCAAATACGTTTCCATCTGTTTCGGCGTTGTATACCGGAAATCTAATCTTTGTACCCACCGCCTGCTTTCTTATACTGCATAGCCAGCATCTGAGCCTTACGGGCACTCCACTGACCCGGAGCACCGCCCTTGCCGCCAGCCTTAATACTCTCGAACAAAGACTTACGCATGCCGGGTTTGGTGTAATTACCAGCCTCGTTTACCTTAGACTCACCGCCTTTGGCATACATCTTGACCTCATTCGGATCATCCTTACGGGTGATCGTCTTGGCTTTAGGCATTTTGGATGGGTTTATAATCCCCATCCCCCGGCTTGGTCTCATTTAGCAGACCTTCCCGCCCTTGTTCATAGCAACTTGCCTACCCTTGGTTTTGCCTTTTACAGCAACGCCATCAGCAGACTTATGCCCAGCAGCCAGACCGCCAGACTTCATCTTTTTCATACCGGCTTCAGCCATCTCGTGCTTAACCATTGATTTGGGGGCGCCCTTTTTCTTCATAAAGGACACTTCTTTCTTCATCATTGCTTTTGACTCTTTCATGACTCCACCTTCCTTTTTAGTAAACTCTTTACCTACGGACGTTGGTACGCCCACCTTTTTTGCAAACTTGGGGTTATTAGCCACCGCTTGCATAAACCTTTCTTGCTTGGCTGATACGGCTGGCATCAGACCATCTTCCCACGGGTCTTGCCTTTTACAGCGCAACCGTCTGCACGTTTGGAGGCGGACGATACTTTACCGCCCTTTTTCATACCCGTCTTTGCTTTCTTTTCTTCTTCAATATCTGATGCTGTTAGTCTTTTGTACATACCCCCAACGCCCGAAGTAGTGCTTTTAGTGCTTGGCACTGCCTCAGCAACCTTGGCGATATCAGAAACTTTCACAAAGCCGGACGTCGAATCCTCAGCAGGAGCATTTTTAACTACATCTGATACTTTAGACGCAGCCCGATTAACAACATCCTTAACTATTTGGGTAAACGCCATATCACACCATTTTCCCACGGGTCTTACCCCGTTGAGCACAACCGTCAGCACGCTTAGAAGCCGAGCCAACTGAACCGCCAGCACGCTTCTTTACTATTTCTTCCTTGGATCTGTCCTCGTACTCTTTTTCCTGAGTAAAACCCATCTTGTCAGCCAACTTGCTTGCACCAAGGGTTACAGCACGGACAGCCTTTTTAACCATAGGCATATCTTCGTCTACCTTGGCTTCGCGGATTATCTTCGTGCGTGTGGATTCTTCAGCCATCACTTACCCCTTTTGCATAAGCGCATCAATTTTTGCTTCAAGTTTGTTAAAGCGCTGGTCAATGTGTTCAACAAACTTGTCCATTTCTGCTTGAGTGACGTTATCACGGGCCACCTCTTCTCTGGTTCGGTTAATTAAAATGTTGAGCCTTTGTATCTCAGATGCCTTTTCATGCCCAATATAGGCCAAGACACCTATCAACGTAGTCAACACCATGTTCCAAAGCATCATCTCCATATCAGCACTTCCACGCCCTTAAACTTTTATTGATACGGCTGTCTGGATCGTTAGCGGTTTTAGCGCTAGTTAACTTCTTTTTCATGCCTGTCATCCTTGCACAGAATGACTTCTTGCGTGAACCGCCTTCGGGTTGCGGAGCCTTTAAGCCGGGCTTACCGGGATTGGCAGCGTTGTACGATGCCCTCCCCTTAGCGTTTAGCCCACCTTTTGGGTTCTTGCCCTCTTTGCGTTGCCACGCAGGAGTCTTAGCCATTTGCTACTTTCCCATCTTTAACGAGCCGTGGGTAAAAGGCTTCATTGCCATAATCACCCTCGTACTCTTGAACTCCCATGTGGCCTAATTTAATAGTTGGGTCTACCCAAACTTGAAAACCTGCCTCGCGGGCGCGGTCACAGAACAGATAGTCTTCACCCACGTAGGAGTTATCTTTAACGGCGAAATCAAAAATGGCAGACAGCGTGCGCTCGGTTTTGTTATCCCAGTAATTCCACTGGGGGTTGTCTTTAATCAACTTCTCAATGACTTCACGCTTAATCATCATAAAGGCGGTAGCCACACGTTGCGCACGTACTAGCCCCATTCCATTCATAGTGACGCCGTTCCCATCTTCGTCTAACTTGACGATATAGGTCTTTTCGGTCTTTCTGGCACACGGGATACCGGCAGCAATGTCGATATTTGGCTCAGAAATCCATGCCATTAAACGAATAATGTCTTCTGGCTGGAAGTTAATGTCCGCATCGATGAACATCAACTCTGTAGCGTTAGACTCCAAAAAATCCTGAACTAAAAGATTACGTGCCCGGGAAACTACCGAGCACCCACAAATACTTCCAACCATAATGTCAATCCCATGCTGCGGCGCTTGTTGGGCAAAACGCATAAGTGAGATTGCTTGCTTGAGTGAAACTTTGTGGTCGTAAGCAGGGATGCCAAAGAAAATCTGACGGCCTGCCAACGTGTAACCTTTTTCATTTTGCATTTTTTGGTTATCCGTAGAAAATTACCATCGAGGTTGTATCAGTAACAGTGCCATGTAACGTGCCGGTTTTGACCAGAATACCTTCACCCGGTAACGGGATAATGGTGTATCCAGCCGTACCACTTGCGGCAGTGTTTACAGTAAGCACGATGTCACCACTAGCGCCGCCTTCGCGGATAACGACAGAACCAGCACTCGTGCCATTTACCGCATATATGGTTTTGATACGAGTCCGGTTAATGTCGTTATTGTTCTGGTCTTTAAAGTTACCAGTAGCAGTTAACGGCTTTGTGCCAAATACATCATATTGCATGGAAGCCATGTCAGCCTCCTATTAAGCAGTACGAGTAAAGGCGTATGCAGTTGGGCTTGAGAACATCAACGTGAACCGTGCGAGACCCGTTGCTCCAGAAGCAACAGTCAGATCACCAAACGTCCCTGCGGCAGCGGCAGCGTCAACAGCGCCGGTAGACAAAATAGCGTTGGTGTTCACTGAAATAGTTACCGTATCTGCACCAGCCGTGTTGTCAATATATAGGTCAAGAACTGTGCCTTGAACCGCGCCAATAGCAGCACCAAGAGCGGTACCAGTTGGTAACTGGATCGTGGTTGCAAGAGCCGAAGTAGAAGTAATATAACCAGAGGCAACTTGTGCTGCGGTAGCGGTTGCAGAGGCATTAATTGCGTTAGCAGTAGTAACTTGGTGCCCGTCGATAAACCCGTTTTGGGACGCGACTGGGCCATTGAAAGTAGTGCGGGCCATTTAAAACTCCTTTGTGTTGTAGCACATCCCGGCGCAGTCTCTACAAAGTCTGCTAGGTCAGTCTGTGCCGGTAAAAATTCCTAGTTCCCAGAGAATACAACAAAAGGGGGGTTTTGCAACCCCCCTCCTACAACTTAAGCGCCCGGTGAACCGAAGACGCCTAGCGGATCAGACCAGCCGAACGAATAACGCTCACGAGCCTTGTAACGAACGTTACCGGTGTCAAAGTCTCCGTCCATCGATGTTGCCATCGGGGTACGAACGAAGTGCTTCAGACCGTTAGGAACGTCAGTCGTCAAGAACCAAGCATCTGGGTCGGTCAAGAAGTGGTTAACAGTGTAACCCTCTGGGATCGAACCATTGCTCTTCAGAGCGTTGATGTCGTTGTCAGCCGTAGCAACACGCAGTTCCGTCTCGAGGATACGAGTCGCAACGAACATATTGGAAGGAGCAACGATCAGTTTACGTGGCTTTGCAGCAATCAGCAGGCCACGCTCGTCCGTCCAAGCAGCGATCTGAATAACAGCGGCCTCAAGGGAGGTCTCAGACAGGTCGGCAGGAGTTGCGGGTTCGTTGCTGTTTACGCCACCAGAAACCAAGGGGTGAGCAGTCGAGAACAGTTCTACGCCATCGCCACCGTCATAGTTGGTGTCAAAGCCGTTGTTCAGGATTGAAGCAGCCTTAGTTTGCTTAGTGTAAGCCATAGCACGGGCCAAAGCCTTGGTGTACCGGCTGGACAGGGAGTCATAGAGGTTGTCCTCAATTGCCTCTTCCGTCAGCGAGAAGCCAAGAGCAATGGTTTC